GTCTCAAAATCTGTGGCAACAGTGAGAACAATACGTAGCAAAATATACGCTAGATTGTCATCATCTGCTGTCCAAGCAATTTTGGTAGCCGCATTCTTCTGTTTGTCCCATGCGGGCGTCTTCTCCGAATTAAGTGATTTGAAGATAGACTTTAAATATTTCCGCACGGTAACCTTCCCGTTCCAAGCGGGGGCAGGGAACCCACTAGAATAAGTGTCGAAATGATCTTTGGAGTACTCTTTGCTGCGCGTGAGTCGTCGCGCAAATTGCGCGTTCAAGGACTTCCTAATAGCTTTTGGTCCGGCAGCAGGGAGCGCACCACGAGGGCGATCAGTTGCAGAGTTCCAAATCAACTCGCTCCAAGTATCAAACCACCCGGATTTAGAAGCAAACTTGAATTCCTTAGACTGCTTACCTACAGATGTAGAGAGGCCAAGGAAACGAGTAAACTTAGAATCGACGGGAGAGTCTTTCTGGACGTAGTTACTCTTTGCATCATAATGAAGCCTGTTTCCAACAACGGACTTGAAAACCGGATGGTTCTCAGTGGTACCCTTGAGGGAATTAGCAACAGGATTAAGCAAAGCAAACATGTCATCCATAGTGAAATGGCAGTCTAAGTCAGTCACTTGGGACAACAATTGTCCATAAATCTTGTATACTCGGTTGGTAGCGTCAACAGGAGCATCTGGCAAATGATCCGGAGCACTTACATCAACGTGCTCTGGAAAATCACGCCACGGGTGTGTCTTGTCCAAATTGAAGCCAGGTGATGCGGTTGGTACGAACAACGTTTCTAATGCTTGGGCTGGTTGCTGAGAAAGAAACTCAGCCAAGCAAGTAGTAGGAGTAACGACCTTAGGCATCGATAGCTGGTTAAGCGTCAACCCTGGAGCTCCAAATGTCTGGTGCATATAGGAGGACAAATTGTCTGGTTGCCGGAAGCACAAGAAGGGCTTGACATCGATAAAGTTGTTGTCATCACGCGAGAGCGCGAAAGCGCCTGTGTCTACTGCCGCCTCAAGACAAGCTCTCTTAGGCTGAGATAGGTTTCTAGCACAATCGAGAGTCTTTTGGAAAACGTCAGAGGCAACACTAGGCAAAGCAGCATCTCGTATAGCATCAAGCGGAGAGTCAGGTGGAAGTGGAATTTTACACCGCTGAGATGCATCGTACCGAGTATCGAAGCTTTCTTGAAAATGACGATTGGGATTCCCAGATGAATCCTTAAGCTTCGCAGTGGGTACGAAGACCATATTCTGTGGTATAGCCTCATCATCACCTGGGAGAGAGCGACGTGTACGCGATCTTGCACGCGGAAGCCGGCCGGTAACATGCTGAGACATTTCGCAAGCTTCTTTGATCTGATCGACTGGTACAGACGTGTTAACAACACCACGCGTTTGCGAAGGAAGCTCTGGAGTGTGTGTGGCGTCGCGAATGGAAAGCTTCCCATCCGAAGCAACAATCGTATCATTGCGATGACGCCACAAATACTCGGCAAAGCCTTGCCACCCATCATCAGTGAGTAGATCGACATGTTCTTCCAAAGCTTGCACCGCTGCTGCATGAACGCTCGGGTCGAACTCTCCAATGGCGTTCTCCCCTAAAGCGGAATTATAGAGCAGCGCACGCATGAAACCGCTAGAGCGGCCCTTAATATGCTTACCAGCATTCTTTCTGACTTGAGCTACG